TCGCAACCATAACCTTATTGAAGTTCTCACCGGTGCTAAAAAATAGCCGCAAAACGAAATTTTGTTCAGGTTAATAGTTAATCATTGAACAGAGCTTTTGTTAGTGGCTTTTTTTATGACCAAAAAATATAAATATAAGTACATACCAATGTTTTTGTGAGAAATATACACCACACTTAGCTAAAAGCTAATGGATTTAGGTCTAAAGGGTGAAAATCTTTTAGACTTTTTTATTTTTGGAGACATAATGGCATCAACCAAAGTTGCAGAATCATTTTTTGAACTTACAGGAAACACACTACAGAATACATCCATGCTCAAACTTTTTAATATATTGCTTGATGAAGATAGAGAAACTAAATTCATGAATATATTCAAAACACTTAGAGTTAATAAAGATGTAAAAACAGATATTTATGCTTTTGATACCTATGAAGTCGAAGGAGATAACCAGGCATTTTGGGATAATATATCCTATGATCTTTATGGTACTCCTTTCCTTTGGTGGATTGTTGCTATTTTCTCCGATGTTGTAAATCCTTTTGAAGAATTAGAACCAGGTGATAATTTATCAGTATTGAAAGCCGATTATTTATATACTGTTTTCAAAGATATAGATACATTGAGTGAGTTATAATGTTTGATCCAGCAAGAAGAAATCCATATGTAGGCACCCTTAGTGTCAAGATTGTACTTGATCAACGTGTAGTTGGTATTCTTGATTCAGCCGATTTGATAGAATGTTATTTTATTGAAGATATTTTTTCGTTCTGTATGACAGGAAAACTGACATTTTATGACAAATACGGTATATTCGAGAAGGGCCCGTTGACAGGTCATGAAATGATTTCACTTGTTTATGGTGTTGATGAAGAACGGGAAATCAGGTTTCATATTTGGAAGGTTAAAAATATTACTCAAGTAAGTAATGTAAATCCAACCGCAGAAAATATTACAGAATTACATATTGTTGATTCTTCTTTTTATAGTATGATGTTACCTAAATTTAGTATATCTTTTGCAGAAAACACAGCATGTTCTGATATAGTAAAACATTTGTTGAAGAAAATGATTGGTTGGGAAGATACTAAAATCAATATGGAAAATTCTTCCACTATTGCGGAAAATGGTTGGGTTATGCCTTATTGGAATGTAACCACAAGTATCAAATACCTAATGTCACATGCTAAAGGTGTTTCATCCGGCACAGGTGGTTATTTGTGTTACAACAATACATATAATACATTCTCAGTGAGCTTTTACACAATGAATTGGTTATTTGGTGAAAATAACACATTAGATGCTAAGGATTATGTATTTGAAGGCGAAAATCCAGATACACAGAATAAAATTTTAGAGTGGTGGATCGAAGGTCCAGATAAAAGTACCATGAGTTCAGTCTTTGGTGGAAAATGGAGAGGTGTTGACACATCTAAGAAAGAATTGATCCAGAATGACTATACATTCAATGATGGTATAAAGGATACTGTTCTATTAGGATCAAAATCAACATTTCCAGATGCTTCTGATTTGAATTGCACACAAAAGTTATCAGGAGAGGGATCATCTGAAACTCTATTTAATTCTACATATAATGAGTGGGTAAAGGTATATTCACTCCAAAATAAAATAAATATAATTATACAAGGTAACGAGAAACGATATGCCGGAATGCAGATAACAATCCAGTGGCCAAGTATAAACAAAACATTTCCACAGAATTATAACAAACAGATGGAAGGAAAATATTTAGTTAGAAGCATCACTCATAATTTTGTTGGCAAGGGAACGAGTAATATAAATTACATGCAGCGAGTTGTTCTTATCAAAAATGGTTTTGAACGAAGTGATTCACAGTATCTTGTGCAAGCAACCAAAATGAATATTAGTGGTGGTAAGAAAAAAGAGTTTGTGAGGATGGGTTAAGATGAATTTTAATGGTTTTTACCGTGCGGTTGTGGAGGAAAACGTAGACCCGGAAAAAAGAGGCCGTGTTCGTGTAAGGATTTGGGGGTTACATACTGAGAAGAAAACCAAATCGGATACAGAAGGAGTACCATCAAATGAATTACCATGGGCGGAACCGTGTTTGCCTATTCATGAAGGCGGTGTTACCGGATTTGGAATATTTGGAGTTCCATTACAGGGATCACATGTGATGATATTTTTCGAGAGTGGTAATCTAAGTCAGCCACGGTATTTTGCGTCACTTCCAAGTTTTCCGACAAAAAGAGTTGATAAAACCACAGGTTTCAATGATCCAGATGGTGTTTATCCAAAAGAAAAGAGATTGAATGAGCCGGATTATCATAGACTTACCAGAGGCGTTACGGCTGAAACACTTGTGCAGAAGAAGAATACTGATAAGGCCCAGGGCGTTGCTACAGCGTCCGGTGAAACATGGAATGAGCCTTCACTATATGGTACTAATTATCCACATAATTTAGTAATGGCTACACATGCTGGTGTTGTTATTGAAATGGATTCAACACCAGGGTCCAATCGCTTACATTTATATCACCCTTCAAATTCATATATTGAAATTGGTCATGATGGAGATATGATTATACGAAATCAAAATAACAGATATGAGATAGTATTAGGCGCAAGCAATTCACATGTAAAGGGCAATGAGAATATGACCGCTGACGGAGACATCAACATTTTTGCCGGGGGAAATATGAATGTCAAGGCAAACGGAACTGTAAAAATAGAAGGTGGACTGGTGCAAATAAACTAATGGCATTACCAATCAGCTTAGACCCTTGTGAAGATTTGAATAACTATGTTGACACAAAAACACATGCGTTGGAACAGGCCGGTGTTGGTTTGAAGCAGACTATAAACACGTTGAGAAACAAATTGAAAAGTTATGCTGAAATACCATCACTACAAAGTACGATTGACAATGCCATAGCAGTAGCATCAGTTGATGATATCAATGCAGGAACAACAGCGATTACTCAAATCAAGAACTTTTCAGGAACATGTTTAGACCCTATCTATAATAATGTAAGAAGTTATGCTCTTGATATTGACGGTGAAATAACAGATGCTATTGATGATATAACATCTTTTGTTGCGTTACCGGAAGTTAATCTCTTGAAGCCATTGAGGGCAGTAACGTCAGCTCTTGGCATGGCCAATTTGGAATCATTGGTAGCAGAGCTTGATGAAAAGTTGGGTTGCCTTGCAGATCAGGGATCAGAGTTAGGAGTGTGTTTGTCAATGATTGATAACTTCAATGACAGGATTGATGATGTTTTGAGGTATCTTGGTCTTGCCGATGATGCTAAATGGGATTTAGATTATTTCATTTCAAGTTTCGATATAAGTATAAATCCAGATGTTTTGAGTAACATGGGAAGTTTAGATACTAAAATGGATAGTTTGACAACAGAAGCAACAGCTAATATAAAAAAGATATTAGGTGATGGAAATGTTCTCAATAAGGATTGGTTATAATGTCATTATGTAGCAGAATAGGAGATATGGGCAGAGGTTATTGCACAGGCGGAGATGGCCACGGTGATGTAACCGGAACTATATATTCTGGAGCAGGAAAAAGTTTAGCAGAGGGTTCTAACATAGCACGGATGAATGATATAATTATATCTGATTGTTCACATCATAAGGTAGGTACAATAATTGAAGGGTCAGGTACGGTATTTGTTGAGGGTTCATTATGTACCCGATTGGGAGATTCGTTTGACGGTGCCTTTTCAGGTACAATATTGGAAGGTGCCGGTACGGTTTTGGTGGGAGGATAGAAAGTGAGTGATTATGAAGTTTTACAAGAAATGGTTGATGCTCTACCATCACTGTTAGACGGTTTGAATGCAGGAATAGTCAATTTAAATACATCTATTGATAGTTTGACAGATGAAAAAAGTGCTGTTGAATGGACACAGACGGTAATGACAACAGGTGCTTCAGCATGGATGGCACAGAAAAGGGATGATATCAATCCTTTATATACTGTTAAAGTATCAGGTTCGTATGGAATAGATAATTTACACCAGTGGGCCATTGTGGACCCAAATTGGGGAGGCGGTAGGTATGTTTACTATTCAGGTTCAATGGTTGTAAGTGCGTCACCAACTACTTTGCCAGAAACACAACAGTATAATAGGCAGGTGGCTTTTCCACATACATATACTCATATTCATAAAGTAAATTCATTGACAGGAACTTATGGTATTGATGCAAAGAAAACCAATTTGACTACAGGATTAGGTTTGATGGAAGCTAATAGAGATAAGTATGAACATTTATATAGTGCTTATGATAGAGTTCTTAGGGAGAAGTAAATGACAGATTATATGTATTCTGATGTAGACATGGAGCTTACACGTCAAACAGATGGTGATATTCAAAAAGATACCGAAACTGATGCCGTTATAAACAGCTTGAATAACATCATAGCAACTTTACAGGGTAGTAGGAGAATGATACCAGAATTCGCTCAAGATATTTGGTCTTTGCTTTTCGAGCCATTGGATGATGATACTGCCAGAATGATAGCCGAAAGAATATTAGATGCTATACGGATATGGGAAGACCGTGTTGAGGTTATGACTATAAATATTGATACAGATTTTGATGCAAATTTATACAATTTGAGATTAGAATTTAGAATAAAACCATTAGAAGAAATAAAAGCAGTTAAGTTTGTGCTTTTTACACAATAGGAGATTGAAATGAGTACGCTCGTACCAGATTATTTGAATATAGATTTTACGACAATAATTAACAGGATAAAATCACAGCTTGCTAATAGTGATGTTTTCAAAGATTATGATTATGAAGGTGCTAACTTTACTATTCTGATGGAGCTTTTGGCATACGTAGGTGAGATGAATGTGTATTTGCTAAACAAAATAGCACAGAATGTGCATATTGAAACGGCAGATATTTACGAAGCTGTAAATAGAAATGCCAGGCAAATGGGATATGAACCAAAGGGTCCGGTTTCATCAAGAGGAACAGTAACGGTTACAGTGTCAGGAGTAACACCGGATCATGAATATAAAATAGCAGAATATACACAATTAGAAAGTTCTGAGGAATATGATTCAGAAGCAATAAAATTTGCTAACACAACACTTTATAGTTATACTCCTACAGGAACAGGTGATTTTACTTTAAACATAACGGTAAGACAAGGTGAGGTTACACAGCTTACCGGTTACACTGGAGATGACCTTGTAGACAACGAACTGGTATTACCATCAAATTATGCTTACGATAATGATCTTGATGATGATTATCCATCACTATCATTATATGTAAATGGAAATAAGTGGATAAGATTGTCAGATTTTTATGATGATTTATCTTTGCTACAAGATGTTCAAAATGTTTACCAGTTTGTATATGATAGATATCAAAGAAGCAAGATTGTATTTAGTTCTTCAAGGAGTGTTCCCACAGCAGATGATACAATAAATCTTACAGTATTGAAAACCCTTGGGTCAAATGGTGCTGTAGGTGCCGGAACGATTACAATATTACCGACACAGTTTTTATATGATGTAACAAGTTCAACGTGGGTTGCAAATTCATTTGTATCAGTTTCTAATTCAGGTGTAACAACTGGCCAGGCTGCCGCTGAAGATGCAAATACAATCAAAAGCAATGCACAAACTGGATTACATGCTCAATTTAGAAATGTAACAGCGACAGATTATATATCAAATCTTGAAAGCAGATCGGATATTAGTGTTGCCCAGGCCTGGGGCGAACAAGATATTGCACCATCCGGTAATGTAAATGAATTCAATAAAGTCTATTTGAGTATTATACCGACAGAATGGAATTCTTCTACAATAGGAACAGCCGATGCATGGTGGAACACAGATTGGAATGTAAGTGCTGCCATAATTTCACCGTCTGGTTATAATACGGCCTGGCAATCAACTTTGAAATCATATATTGAACCACGGAAAATGATTTCAGCGTATGAGGTTTTTGAATTACCAGACTTGGTATATTTCAGTTTTGAATTTGGAGTAAGGTTGAAAAGGCTTTATAGTCTTGCATTGGTACAAAATGATATCAAAAATAAATTGATTTATTATTTCAGATCAGTCAATCAAAATTTCAACAGTATTATAAATTTCAATGATATCATAGAATATTTACTTGACACCACACAAGTTTCTCCAACAGATAATTTTGACAATATCCGTGGCGTTAGAAATTTGAACTTGAGAGATTTGGATGTCAACAAAATAGTTTATGAATCAAATAATATTAGCAATTATCCACAGTATGTTGAGACATCAATTGAATATACAGGAGAGAATCAGCTTAGAAAAATCCAGCTTGGTTTCAATCAATTTCCTATATTACAGTCTGATGCAGTAGTAATAAATGAGGAAACATAAATGGCAAAGTTTTCAGAAAGCAGTCATAATATTTTAGAAGAATATTTTGACGTTTTAGGTGCAACACGTACCGGAACTGATAATTCTTATGTGCTTGGTAAACGTAAGACGGTTGTTTCAGAAGGTAGTGGATCAGATGTTATTCTATATCAATTAGTAGATGGGGCAATGTCAGCTCATAGATTTTTGATACAATCTATAACAGATAATTATTTCAAATTTCAATATAGAGGTAAAGAATCCAAATATACAGGTGCCCCAAATTTGACAATGGGTGAAGAAGTATATTTCAGGAAGGATTCTTATTTTCATGTATGGTTGAGACAAAACACAGCTTATGAAAATTTTGTCAATATTGATAAGAGATTTATATATTTTGGTAGGATTTATCCAGTTACAAATGAATCAACCAATTATAATATAATTTTTGAAGGTTTGAAAGATTTTGCTGTTGATGCATTACCAGAACACAATCAAACAGACAATGTAAAGGAGTTATTTAAGATTTTCTTTGATGTAGCATATCATGATATCTATAATATGACTAAAACATTATGGTCATTTTTTGATGCTAAAGAGGTAAATATTGATCATCTCAATTATCTTGCAACAAGAGCAGGAGTTGAGACAGACAAGGATAAAGTCGAAGAACTACCATTGAGAGAGTTTATTGACAATTTGCCTTACTGGTTAAAACGTAAAGGCACATACACAGCATATTATATTATATATAAATTGCTATTAGAAAACACCACAAACAAATTGAACATCTATGAACGCTGGGTGGAATGGTGTTTGAAATCTAAGCGTCAAGGTGTCAATTATATAAATGAGAGGGATTTTGATAACCATCATATTTTAGAATATTATGGAATACAGCCCAGTGGTGGAGCTGGAATATATTATGATAGATATGATCCAACATCATATCCGGTACATACAAATTTTGCTGGCCGGCCTGATTGTTCAGCAGACCCAAGCCCGTCAGGCTATCCGGTTATGTCACCACATTATAAAGTTGAGATTGATTTATCAAGTGAACCATTAGGTGAGGATTATATTATAGATGAAGATACGACTGCTGAACTACTTAGATATTGGGACTACATCAAACCAGTAAGTAAGTTTGTTCATTACCATATGTTATTATCACCTACAGGTAAAATTGATGAAAGCGGTGAATCAGTGTCATTGTATGATCCAAGACTCACGGCTATTTGTGATACAAGATTTACAGGATCAACAACTATTACGGCGGCATCGGCTTATACACCATATGTGGATTTATATGATGAAACATCAGTTTATAATACTGATACAAGTTATAATACATGGACAATAGATACAAATATCTATTCACCAGAGTTGATAATTCAAACTTATGATCCTGATGGTAACATAGTGTATCCAAAATCAATTGATTTTGTTGATAAAGGAACTCTAAAAATTGATTGGTTCGGCGCAGCAAGAGGAACAGCGTATCTTGCCGGCCGGAAAAGGGAAGGAACCACAGGAACAGCATATTATAATACATCAGGTTCATCGGCGTGGGATATTTCACATTCGTTTTCACCATCAGGTGTTGTTTATCAAGTTTATTCTGGAATTACAGAACCATCACCATCAGCCTGGAGGTTTCATGAAATAGATAGATTGGTGCCAGATATAGCAACATCATTGAGTGATAATACTTTGAGATTGAACTTTAGTGAATCAGTAAGTGGTGCTGCTTTTGTTCGTAATGCTGATTATTACCATTTACAGAAGTCAGCATCTTCCACATGGAAAATTGATCATAATATGAACATCAAAGGTGCTATTATTCAATGTTGGGATCACGAGTCAGAAAGACTTTATCCTGAAAATATTCAGGAAATAAGTTCTAATGAACATAAAGTTACATTCTCAGAATTAGTGTCAGGATATGCTACACTGATAGCATTTGAGAGAGAGTTTGTAGAACAAGATGCTATAATTACTAAAGGATATTGGAAAATAGGAACCGGGTCAGATGATTATTTCAATCCTTTTGTAGCTAATGATTTGAACAGTTGGTCAGCAAGTGGTGAACTAATAAGTTTTACTGACACAGGGACAGGAATTGATGGGTATCATGTTATAGAATTCAGTGTCCCAAAACAAGGCGAACAAACTCTGAATGAACTTGGTGTTTTCGATCCAAGGTTCAATATGCTATATTATACAAGATGTAGTAATTTATATAAACCAGATAATGTTCAATTGGATGTAGTATATAGAATAACAAAACAACAAACAGGAGAGTAAGTAAAATGGCAAGAATTCATTATTGGCAATATATTGTTGATGATCAAGGTAGACCATTACAGGATGTAGATGTAAGATTATATCTTTCAGATAATCCAACACAACAAGCAGATATTTTTACACATCATGCTCTTGGGGCACCAACTAATACGAGCACTGCTAACATGAAAACCAACAGTGACGGGTTTTTTGAGTTTTGGGTAGGAGATGAATTTGAAAATGTTGGTGGGTATGTTTCAACACAGAAATTCAAATTGGTATGGCAACGAGCTGGTATTCAAATAGGTTCTATTTCAAATATAGATATATTTCCACCTATTTTCAAGGTGGATGAAACAGATAATAGTTCATCAACTGTAACCGACAAGAACAAAACAATCAGTAATGGGTTAGCTTATAAATGGGACACACATGTTGATTCAGGAGTTGCTGCGTTGCCACATGATATCAATCCTGTAGACACAAACAAAACAGATTCAGTATATAATAAACTGGTTAGCAATTCACTTATGAATTATATTTTATCTGCTATTGCATCAGCCGGTACATTGAGTATTGCAGCAACAGGTGCGGTTGAGCGTAATTTTACTGTAACATCATGGACAGCATCAGCAGGTGCTTATTATACTGTCTTGAGCCATTTTATTGGAAGGCAATATCCAGTCCTTCAAGTATCACATGCAAGTGATGTGGCCGGAGGATTGGCAAATTTTAGATATGATCCTTTGAAGGTAAAATCTCTGAATATAAACCAAATAGAGCTTTGGGTATCAGAGGATAAACATGCAGAGGTTACAATAATAGGTTAGGAGAACGAAATGGCAAAGGTCCAACAATGGTTATATTTAAAAGATGAAGAAGGCGTTCCAATTGAAGATGTCTATTTGCATTTATATCTCACAGGAACAGAGACAGAAGCTACAGTTTTTTCTGATTCAATTGGTACTTCATTAGATCAATCAACCTGGACAACAGGAGCAAGCGGTTTTTTTGATTTCTATATTGGTAATGAATGGGACCCACAAGGTTATAATGCTAATCAATATTTTGATTTGGTTTGGTCTTTGGCACCTTTCAACTATCTTACAGATGGTAACATGGAAACTGATCCAACTTCTGCTTGGTCAGCATATAATGCTACATTGGCAGAGGAAACAACAACGGTTAGAAGTGGTTCTAAAAGTCTCAAAGTTATTGATACTGGCAGTACGGCGTCAGCTTATCAATTGATATCAACAGAAGTCGGCGTGGAATATCGTGTTACAGGTTATACATATATTCCAAGTACATTAGGTGTTGCAGCTTCTAATATTTTTGCTGGTCGATATGTAGCTGGTAGTGAATATGGTGGAGCACAGGTAACAATTGAAGATTCATGGCAAATTGCAACCTTTGATTTTACTGCTACAACTACAACTGCATATATTCACTTACATTGTCAAGGCCCTGCAAATGATGGAAGTGAACATGTTTTCTTTGATGATGTGTCTATTGAGAGACTTACAGCAGTTACTAAGTCTGGTATTATTGACAAGATTCAAATGTTTCCTTTCCTTTTTAGTGTTGATGAAACAGATACCGACACTATCAGGGACAAACTATTAAATAATCAACTTGCATATAAATTTGAACAACATGTAGATTACAGAAGTTATCCAACAGAACCACATAATATCAAACCAGTTGACACTAATGATCCAACTGATTCTACATATGATAAAGTGGTTACGAACAGCTTGATGAACGAAATAAATAGCCTTCTCAATATTTTACTTACTTGCGGTGGAGATGCTATTTCAATTACAGCTTCTGGTTCACTTGTTGAGACTATCCTTTTGGATACATTTACACCATCAGGAAGTGGTTATTATACTGACTTGGTTCACACTATCAATAGAGGCAGAATGTATCCTATATTACAATTTTATGAGTATCTATCAGATGGATATAAAGGTAGGCCACCAATTCCTGGTAGTCCATCTGCTGGAAGTAATCAGGTAATTCATCCAAGGGCAATACAGGATCAATCTACAGATACAATTAGGGTATGGACTGTAAATGATAATTGGCTTATGGCAACAGTAGTTGCATCAGGTTCATAAAATGAAAATGAAATTTAAAGACTATCTCAATGATGATATAAATAAATTTAGGAAATTGAAGGTGGGTCTTGTTAGAACACCGGCAGGAGATGAAGTAGTGCGCCGTGTCAAACAGGATTTTGATTTGGGTATAGATTTACTTGAACTTAGAGAGGAGTTGAATTCAACACTCAAAAAGAGTTATACCGGCAAATTCAAATTTGATTTTTGTTTGATTGAGGATATAAATATTGAGAGATTGAAAGTTAAAAATAGACCAGAACTTATAGACAGATTGAAAGAAAAGGTTTTCAAGGTGTCAGATAGTTTAGCAAAATCACAAACACAGGTGGAGAGAGAAATTGAAAATTTACGGGACAGTTAATATATTAGGTAAATTTTGGCCTCAACGGACTTCAGATATTGTTGATGTTGTATGGACAGCAAATGATGAAGGTAGAATATTATATGATTTGGACAATAATCATTTTTATTATGGTACTTCATCAAAGTGGCAAAAAATATCAGATATAGATGATTTATTTAGTATTGGAACGAATTTAATATTTGCATCCGTTTTACCTACAGGGTGGAATATAAAAGATGTAGATGATAAAGTTATTATGCTAACAGATTATTCAAACCAAATAGGTGATATTGGTGGCTCTTGGATAATAACAGGAGGTTCTTCTGCTGGTAATCATAAACATTTTACAACAGCAGGATTAGGATTGTCTGATACAAATGTCAACGCCAAAGTTAGGACAGGTGATAATAAAATGGCAAACAAAAGCCATAAACACACATTTACTAATACGGGAAATCATAGTCATACTTTTGATGGTAGTTGGAGGCCCAGCAGTGTCAAATTAGCAGTTGGTGTTTATCAAGGATAAATATGGATTTTCATGAAATAAACGGACAAGGTGAAATTTGGATTCAAAGAGTAGATGATATCAATTTGATTGGTCATACTTCTGATGATGAAAGTCGTTTAGTGTATTCAAAATCAAATGATAAAGTTTACATAGGAACAAGCACAGAATGGAGAGATTTGGCAATAGAATATTCAGTTATGGAACAAGGTGCTAAAATGTTATTTGGTTCATATCCACTACCTATTGGATGGAACATTGGAAACAGAAATGATGAAGTTGTGTTGATTACAAATAGTAGTGGATCAATCGGAGCAGAATCAGGAACTTGGGTGATTTCACAAATGAATAATTCAAATGCACATGATCATGGTGGTCGAACAAATAGAGCAACTGTCAAAATATCTCTTAAAAAATATGATGCTCATAAGGTTTACAGACCACTATGGAACCACAGGCATTCTATTATGGCGGATGGTATTCATACCCATACATTTGATGGTAATTGGAGACCAGAATATATAAAATTTTGTGAAGGAGTTCTTCAATAATGAGTAAATTTTATACAATAAATTCCCAAAATAAATTTAAAGTTCATTCTGTACCGGACAAAGATACATATGACCATAATATTTCAGATATTGGAAGATTGATATATTCTAAAAGCAATCAACGATTATGTATTGGTACTACAAATCAATGGATTAATGTTGCAACACCGTATGATATTTTAGATCAAAATACGAAAGCGTTATTTGGATCATACCCTTTGCCTACTGGATGGAATTTAGACACAACACATACTGATAAAGCAATTTTGTTTACAAATGATGATTCAAAAATTGGTGATGTAACGGGTGATTGGGTAATTTCTGGTATGAGTGAAAGCGGCAGTCATTCACATACTGTTGGAACACCCACCTCTTATATCTATCATAGGAGTTCAGGATATTATGATTTAGCAACATATAATCATATTCATACAGTTAGTTCAGATGGTGGACATGAACATTCTATGGGTGGGTCATGGAGACCATATCACATAAAATATTGTATTGCTGAGTATCAGTAGTAAAATAATTTACATTTTTAGCAAAAAATGGTATAATGGAGAAAAATAATGGCAGTAAAAGATGAATTTAGATTACATATATTTTATTTGAGTAAGTTGATGGAAAAATATCCAAGGGTGTTGTTATATGGACCCTATGGTGAAGGTAAAGCAACATTATTCAGAACCTTGAAGAAAAAATTCACAGATGTAAGTTTTTATTCTTTTGGTGAAAATGAGGTTGAATGTCCATTTGTTTATGCTATCTCAAGTGATGAAGATTATACTCCTGAATTTGATATTATTTATTGTATGCAGTATTCTACAGAATATAAAGAAGACAGGACAAAATATACTTTTCCTGCTGGAGAATGGCATCCTATGATTGATTATGTAGAAAAAGCAAAAAATAGGGAGAAAGGTCGAATAAATTTATCAGGTAAAACATTCAAAGCTCTTGATAAATTGAGAGCAGCTATAAATTAGGAGTAAAAATGTTAAAATTCAAAAATGCGTGGAACTGTAAAAAATGTCCAGAAACGGCGGAACAACCCAATGGTTGCCCGATGTGGTGGGAAATGCTAATGACACATGATGTAACTAATGAAAAAAAGATTGAGAAGGGTTGTGGTTTCCAGATGTTACCACAGTTATTGTCTTTGGGAATTAGCGAAACATTACATGGTACTTATGCAGCATACGACATGCGAAATAAGGTTGTGAAAAATATGGGTAAAGTATTTCAAGCATTGAATGAAAAATTTCAATTACCATCTGAAATACATGAAGAAATTGAATTATTGGAGGTAGGGAAGGAGGATGGAATATCAAGAAATAGAACTGAAGGGTAAATTTTGGGCTGAAAAATTATCAACGAAACCGGTATGGGCCACAGGAGATGAAGGTCGGATAATATATGCTCAAGATACTTATAAAATTCATATTGGAAAAAGTTCTGATTGGGAAGAAGCGGCTTACGGAGATGCTTCAACCTTTCTGTTGAATAACACCAATCAAAGCATAGCAGGTAATTTTCTTCCAGGGACAGATGATACACATAGTCTTGGCAGTGGCAGTTATAAATGGCTGGAAATTACTGGAACAACATTTACAGGTACAGTTACAACAGCTACATATGCAGACCTGGCAGAAAAATACACAACAAGAGAAGAATTTCCAATTGGCACAATTCTTGAAGTAGCTTATGAGGAAGAATTTGATTTGACAAAGACATCAGGTTTGACTGATTGTTTTGTTGGTGTTGTGTCTGAAAAACCAGGGTTTGTAATGAATCAAAATGCAGAAGGTCAGTTGGTTGGCCTCGTTGGCCGTGTGCCTATCAGGATCATTGGCCCTGTCAACAAAAGAGATATTATTGTTGCAACTACAAATGGTTGTGGCAAGGCAGATAACCATGAAGAACTTATTTACAAGGTAGCGGTTGCGCTTGAAACTAATCCGTCACCATACGAAAAACTTGTTGATTGTATAATCAAATAAAGGAGTAAAAAATGTTTCAATTTGAAGTTGTTGTTACAGAAAAATGTAACTTACATTGTGAATATTGTTATATGATAAACAAAAGTAAGCATATGACTAAAGAGGTTTTCGATGCTCATTATGCTGCTTTGCCCAGAATTATGGATGCATATGGAGAGGAGAGGTTCACCACAACTTTGTTCGGCGGTGAGCCTCTTTTGAATTGGGGCCTCATAGAATATATCCTACCAATAGTTGATGCTGACCCCAAATGTCAAGGTGTCACGCTGCCTACCAATGGCCTGAAAATCACACAGGAGATGATCCACACACTTAGAAAATACAATGTTAATATCTCATTATCCTTTGATGGATTATGGCAAGAGGATAAATTCGGTGAACGTGCCATGCAAAAAGGCGGTGAGACAATCAGATACATGAATATTGTCAAAGATATGGGTGTGGACACATGTAAGGTAATGATACCACCACAATCTCACAGAGATATCAGTATCAAACGAAATTACAAGTGGTTTGTGGAAGAATTCGGTATGATGAATCCTGATTTTACACTCGTCAGAGATGATGTTTGGGAGCCATTAGAAATTGCCGTATTTCAATTTGAAATCAAAGAGCTTGCGGATCAGGTTATTAAATATATCAAAGATGGTATTGAGACTATGCCAGGTATTTTTGCCCTGAATATTTTAGATACATTAGCAGCCGAAAGGTTTAGCAAACGCTCATTCGGATGTTTCGCCGGGGTTCACGGTTTGGGTTTTATGCCAGATGGTAAAGCATATCCGTGTGCCCGATTTGGTTCAGCCGGAGAGGATGAAATATTTGATTCTTTTGCAGAAGATATTATGGTTGAATGGAATTTTGCTGGTCATAGCAAGCTCAATAACAGAAATCTCACAGACCCACGAACATTTGAAGAATGTAGAGAGTGTGTGTTATATAAGTATTGTAATGCTGGATGTACCTATTCACAGTTGAACAAAAATGGTGGCCCATTGAAAAGCATTTGTGAATTGTATTTAGCGTCTTATGAACAGGCGTTTAGAATAGTGGAAGAATTGAAGGATGATCCAACCTTCAAAAAAATTATGAACAATTTAATAAGGAGATTACCATGACAGAAGGAATCGAAGTAATGGCAAGTAAAATTGAATGTGAATGTGAAGCAGGAACCAGCGATCAGGAAAAACTCATAAGGCACAGGTGCGCTCAAAGTCTGTTCAATATTTCAATGGATTTGAAAGAGGTTGACATTATGGCAAGTAATGTTTGTTTGATAATAGCAAAAGGGCTTATAGCTGACTTGTTTATTCCAGAGGATGCGGGAAGTATGCATTCACCGCAGACAATTCATGATTCAAATGTGTCAGAAGAAGTTGAAGCAATGGCAGAGAAAATAAGAGAGGAAATCAATGGATAGAGAATACCATGTTGATTTGAATGTTACAAGAGAGTGTCAGTTTCAATGTTCTTATTGCTTTACTGATGCAAAAGGTAAGAAAGAGTTCACCGAATATGATAACTTCAAGAAATTTATAGATAAGTTATTGGATTCATCTTTTTTCAAAGATAATTATGATTTGTTATGTATAAATTTTTGGGGCGGTGAGCCGACAATCAAAGCAGCAGAAATTGTAAATCTCATAGATGAACTAAATTGTTTTCAGCCCATAAGATTTTTCATATTCAGTAATGGATATGATTTACATGGTTATTTGAAAGAGGCATTGATTGCTTATAAAGATGAAATGGTTGGTGTGCATCCAAAAGTATGTATCCAGATTTCCTATGATGGTGCGCCTATTCATGATATGTATAGACGTGCTTCCGGTAAGTTGACTTCAAAGGAAGTTATTGAAAGTATAAAATGGTTAGATGTAAACAGGATACCATATGTTATCAAGTCAACGATCAGGGCAGAAGCATTCAAACACATGTATGATGCCTATATGGATATAAAAAGGTTAGCCAGTGAGCTTACATCAACCGGTTTCTATAAGAATGTAAATTACTTCCCTACCATTGATTATTATTCATCAGAACGATATAGTAAAGATGAAATGCTTCAATATTGTGAGGCATTAGAAGTGTCTTTGGTGAAGATAGCAGCAGAAGAATTAAAAACACCATATATTAACTCTTTGGTGAAGATAAAATCAGCAGACTTGCCTCAATATCTAACTTTTTTCAAATGGTTTATACCTAACCGTGCCATATGTGTCTCCGGGCAACACATGGTTGCGGTTGATACAGATGAACAGATTTACACTTGCCACGGTTGCCTATATGGTGACGGTAAGGAAAAACATCTTATCGGAAATATAAATAATGATAGTATAATTGAAGAACTTGAAAAGGCAAGTAAATATTTTGGTAAGGATATTGATGATGAAGGCTGGTGTCATGATTGTGATGTTGAGTTTTGTCTAAGATGTAATCATGCCAAATATGAACGTAGCAAAAAGGAAAAATATTTAGATAAGTGGCGAGATTATACAAATCAACCTAATCTTTGCAAGTTTTATCATATCAATGATATGGTAAAGAAAGGATTAGATTTACTTAGGAGGACTTGATAAATGGCTTGCGGAGGACATTCAAATTCTTGCCCATCACATCCAGGATATGACCCACCATTGAGCCCGGTTTCGTGGCGAAGTTCATATAGTGCAGCACAGGGTTATTGTAATGGTCATACAATAAATACAGATGATCCTGTTGAAGAAAACTATCATTACTATTATTTAGCGTGGTATATAAATTATGAGATAGGCAGACGTGGTGCATCAAAACCATCCGGCTGGGATGCGTGGTATGCAGAGGCAGGACCCAAAACCACAGAAGATATTATATATTCTTCTGATTGGACAATGTTTGTGGAAGGTCTTGATGAATGTGATGCGTGGTCGCCAACATGGTCAACCACTCAATATATGTCAGCAGGGGCACCGATTTTAGTTAATACAATAAACGAAATGCGTGATCAAGTGAATATATTAAGAACCGAGTGTCTTTGCGATTGTAATTATGCATGTACTTGTAACTGTAATTATTGCACATGTAACTGTAATTATGCGTGTACTTGTAACTGTAATTATTCAGATAGGCGATTGAAAACCGATATAAAATATTTGTAAGGAGAATTTGTTATGGATTTTGGTTTAGAGTTCATCAAAAAGTTGAAGATATGCACCTGGAGATATAAATCCGGTCCATTGTCTGACGGTAAAGAGCATGTTGGACTTGTAGCACAAGATGTAAACGAAGTTGCCGACAAAGAAAAATATGCTTTTGTGGTAATGAGAAATGGTTTCTATGCCATAAACACAAATGAGTTCATCGGCCCATTGATAAAATCTATTCAAGAATTGGAAGAAAAGGTTGATAAACTGGAACAGGAAAACGCCAGATTATATAAGAATTGTATTTCAGAAATACATAAAAGTAACTATCCGAAATAGGAGTGAGGAAAAGAAATGAAAAATATATTGATAATTCAAGATAAAGGAAGTGTATGGGAAATCACTGATACCACAATTCAGCCAGATGATTATGTGGTTGATCCCGAAATGGTGGCCGAAGTTGATAAAGCATTGTTTATTTTTGTCAAAAATAAACTTCATGCAGCACAAATTCAGTATCCCAAAGACATTGCGGGAAAACCAATCAAAGAAGATTTGATTATAGTTGACTATGATCCTATAACAAGTCATAGAGAGCGAATATTAAACAAAGGCAGGGAATATATATCAACACGGTTGAATGCTGTTTCATTGTTTGAACTTTATGAGTTTTTGGTTTGTAATTTAGACCTTATTGAAAAGGGGTTCGTTATCACAAATAAAAATAGGCGACACAAATATCTTGATATCATTGATGCAGGTGATATTGAAACCATTGATTTGTTAGAAAGGTTATTGAACAGTAAGGATAAACTTGAAAGCATATCTGGGTGGTACAATCAGTATAGAACTTTTGAAAGCGATCTACATAAACTCAACAGCGTTGATGATATAGATGAAAGATTCAAAGTGTTTGTTCAAATTTTTGAATAGGAAGAAAAAGTTTGAAAAATGTGGTGTTGTTTTACATATATAAACCGTTAGAAATTACGGGGTCAACAATAAATGCTATCGAATATTTCTTAGCTATTTTTGAGCATAATCCAGATATTCAACTTGTACTCATAAATGGCAATGAAATGGTCCGAGACATGTTTATCAACTTGGCAGAAAGCCGGTATGATTTAGATGATTTGGGTTATAAAGATAGCATTATTTGTTTGAGTAAAATCAAATTAGCACGGAAGGTTTTCGATAGAGTTCTTGTGTTGGATTTTGAAACAATCAAAGAGACAAGAGACTTGCTTCATACCAAAGAGCTAATAGTCATTCAAGAAAAACATACTGATAAAGAAGAATACACATTCGATGAAATAAATTCTAAAGATATAACACTATACGGTGAAATGCCGTGGCAGGTGAAAGACATCCAGTATAGAATGAAGATGTTGTTTCATAGGTTCAAAATGTTGACAAAGGTTGAGAAAGGTGTTTATGTCAACTCACCCAGGAACAAAGATTATAGTTTTCTCAAAAAGTCAGCTTTACCTAACAAACCCATCATATATAAATCAAGAATACATTTGGATAATATGTTTGAGCATTTTGATACGTATTTGTATTATCATGCTGATACTTGGTTTGACCCACATCCACGGTTATTTCATGAATGCCTGTTTTATAATAAAGGTATTTTATATGAAAACCCAAAGAAAATAAAAGATGGTAGTTTTTATAGATTTAATGATATGTGTTCTTTTGGTTTACAAGGTAGGATTTTAAACAGGAACGATGAAGTTGTAAGGAGGTTTTTATGAAAATTATGGTAACAGGCGGTGCCGGTCTAATTGGTGCCCCATTATGTGAAAGGCTTTTGGAACAGGGACATAATGTTGTGTGTATTGATAATATGTTCAATAGTACCATGAATAATCTAACAAAATGCTTGGCGAATTTTAGGTTTGAATTTATAGAGCATGACATTTGCTCACCATTTTTGATACTGGCAGGTAAATTTGATAGAATATATCACTTAGCTTGTCCAGCTTCACCGGTACATTATCAAAATGATCCGGTGCAGACAATGAAAACATCTATTTATGGTTCATTCAATATGTTAGAGTTGGCACAGAAGTATGAGGCCAGGATATTGTTTACATCTTCATCAGAGGTATATGGTAGCATTAGAACACCCATCAAAGAAACATACTTTGGTGAAAATGTAGATAATCTGGGTCCACGGGCTTGTTATGTGGAGAGCAAACGAGCAGCAGAATCGTTGTTTATGAGCTTCAAGCGTCAGTTCAATGTTGATATCAGGATAGCCAGATTGTTCAATGTATATGGCCCACGGATGTCAGAAGATGATGGTCGTGTTGTGCCTAATTTTATCTTGAACAGGCCGATTACGATTTACGGTGATGGTTATCAAGAACGTGCATTCTGTTATGTTGATGATTGTGTTGATGGTCTTATAAAATTGATGGAGAGTAATGTCACAACACCTATAAATATAGGCGACCCATCAGGCAATGTGAGTATTTTTGATTTGGCAGAAGAAATATTGAAAATAATGGAAGATGAAGATGCTCAAATTGTATATGAAAAGAAGCGTTCAAAGGATGAACCTAATCAAAGATGCCCTGATATATCACAGGCTCAACGGTTGTTATTGTGGACACCACGGGTTGATTTGATTGATGGATTGAAAGAAACAGTGGAGTATTATGATAAATGTGGAATATTGACGAAATCAGAAGAATAGATTTAGAACTCACATCTGTATGTAATGGAAGATGCCCATATTGTGCAAGATATCTTTGGAGAGTACCATCACGAGCAAATTTAGATTATGATGTATTGACGAGAAATCTAACAATAGATTTTTTGAGACAAATACATACACTTACAATATGTGGCAATTTTGGAGATAATGTTTTCTATCGGCGTTTTCTTGATGTTTTAGAACATATTAGAAAAAGTGAAAATGAGAAATTATTGTTTCAAGTTGCAACTACAGGTATTGGTCATAAACCAGAATATTGGAAAAAGGTTGCGGAACTTCTATCTTTTTCTAAGAGAAGTCATGTAATTTTTTCATTTGATGGTCTTGAGGATACACATGAAATTTATCGTAAAAACATCAAGTGGGGTCCTGCAATGCGTAATATGAAAGCGTTTATAGATGCCGGAGGACGTGCATTTTGGCAGTTTATCCTTTTCAAACACAATGAGCATCAAATATATGAAGCAGAAAAAATAGCAAAAGAAATTGGTTGCGTTGTATTCAAAATCAAAACATCAAGAATATATGATGATGTTTATGAAAGACCCACAATAATACCGGTACAAACGAGAACTGAAATGCCTGACAAGCAAGAAATAACGTGCAATGAATTGATAAAAAGAAAGTCAGTGTATATTTGTTCTGATGGTACTGTTATGCCTTGTGGATATATGGACCCACGGAAATATATCGAAGGAAGAAAATTAGAAACTTTATGGCAAGGTGATAGAGATTTGATATTGAATTATCATAAATATAGAAAACATCAAAACTTATATACATCTTCTTTGGAAGAATGTTTGAAAAGTCCATTCTTTGAATTCATATGGAATAATTATAAAAGATTAAAATTTTGTAACAAGATGTGTAAAACAGATTGGAAAGATGAAATCTGGTATGGTGGGACAAAACAAGTGGAGGGTTATTTTGAAGAAAATAGCAATTGTCTCAAAACATAAAGGAATTAGTGGTTCTCCGATAAACCTATTAGATTTTCAGGATTATTTGATTCGTAACGATTATGATGTGGTATTCAATTGTTATAATAAATGGTACTTACAAGACATCATTAAAAATTCTTTGAGAAGATATAAAACAGGAAAAATAAAAGAAATAGATGAAGTAATTGTTCATCGAAGAAAAAATGTTGTAACAGATTTTGTTTCATTGATAAAAGCTGAACCGATTGTATGTAAAAAATTGATAGTTTTTGATAATGCCGAGCTGAGTTATCATTTGAATGGAATCACTAACTTCTTTTATAAGAAAGACATTGGTGATTTGAATAGAATATTGGATAAACATCACTTCTCCGAAATTCTGTTTTTGATGCCAAAAGTGAACTATGAGAAATTTGAGATAAAATATCCATATATACCGGCAACTATCTTTTATAAGAAAATCAATATCCAGGCGTTATTGACAGTTCCCTTTAGTGATAACCAAAAGTGGTTCTTCAGGGGCGAAAGAGATGATAATGAGCCGGACGCAATTGTTGATTATTATAATCAAAGTAATCAACTTGTACGAGTAGTTGACAGGCTGAAAGGTGATGCTCTTAAAAAGATGTTTGATTATTCTGGGTATATTTATTATCGTAGAGCAGACAGAAGCAAATTTGAACAATTTGGCCGAAGTATATTTGAATTTTTGATTATGGGTAAAAAGGTTCATTATGTTGATCATCCTAATGATGTGAATGATGGTTTGAAAGATTACTGGAATCATTATGGCAAGGGTGATAAAGAAATAGTTAGAATGATGATGTGTGAGGATTATACATATAAACCATGGGAATGAAAAAAATTAGAAAGTATGATATATGTATATATTTTGATGCTAATTACCTTTGTTCTGGTTCTTTTTATGATAGTTTTGAATATTTTCATTTGTTTAAAGAAAAAGGGTATGATGTTTGCTTCATGATAATGTCAATTGTCCCTTCAGATGTTGTTTATTTTGCAATAACTGATAAGTATGATGTTGATATTGAATCATTGAAAAGGGATATCTATGTATTTTATAAAAATGATTACATAAGATCAAATAAGATAATAAAGATTTTCTCAAACATTATATTTGCGCCTTCAATGTCTTCTGCATCTCAAATGTATTATTATGATATTTTTCTTCCCAGGAAAAAGGTTATAACAATATGGGAATTGCCACCAGAGCATAAATTCACAAAAGCATTTGAAACAAAACGAAAAAATGTATTGATGTTATATGATGATAGGGTATTTGAAACATACAGAGATTATCCACATGTAAAATATCGAAGGTCATTGTATTTTGATATCATGAAACAGTTAGACAAAGAAGTAAGACATTCTTGTATGCTGAATATGGTGACGGATCACAAATGTTATCCTGTTGAAGATTTGAAAAATTTCATGACTAAGTATAAATTTGAACATTATACGATAACAACAAAAGACAGATGGTATGATAAATATAAAATCCTTGAGAGTGATAATGTGGATGTTTTAAAAACACCTATTGAAGATTACATGTATAAATTTGATACTTTGCTTTATTTACCATCCATTCGTGGTATGTGGGCTGAGTATGGTGATAAGGATATGGACCCATCTCCACGTCTTTTACCGGAATGTGTATGGTTTGATAAGAAAATAATTTATCACGATTTTGGTAAGCTCAAAGATGGTGGTTACTGGAGATGGAAAGACTGCCTGAACGATTTTGATAGCCTTGTAATGACTAAAGATGATAAAATTTTTGATATTATAGAGGATTTCAGATGAAAGTTCAAAGTGTAAATGTTGAAGTGACAACAGTTTGTCAAGCTAAATGTTCTCTATGTATTAGAAACAAATACCCCGGGAAGGTTGAAATTCCAAAATTATATCTTGATTTAGATAAATTTGAGTCGCTTGATTGGCAAAATGCTGATGTTGAAAAGGTTTTATTATGTGGTAGTTTCGGTGATCCTATATTTCATCCAAATCTGTTTCGTTTGATAGATATCATACATAGTATAGGAGCCAGGTTTGTTATGTTTACAAATGGAGAACCACATACGCAGAAATGGTGGAGTAAATTTGCTATTATATGTAATGATGATGATGAAGTATTTTTTGGGATAGACGGACTTGATTCTGAAACACACGTAAAATATAGAGGAACATCGTTTGATAAAGTTATAAAAAACATCAATACATTTATTTCTTCTGGTGGAACCGCCAATATGCAGTTTATTGTTTTCAGGCATAATCAACATCAAATACCTGAAATTGAAGAATTCAGCAAAAGTTTGAAATTGAATTATGCACATATTATAGGGTCAAGAGAGTATTCGGATTTATTGGAAAAACCAACCAAACCAGGAAAACTGAAAAATGCGGGATGTTTTATTGATAGTGGAGAAGCAGGTATGGGTATAGACGCCAAATTATATATATGTTGTCATTCATCGATCCGTAATTTTGTTAAATCTTTATACCCTGAAAGAATAAATGGTATAATAAAACCATATAATACATTCAAAGAATTCAAAGAAAATATTTATTGGGCATTCAACCGTTCAAAAAGACCAAATATTTGGGACAAAATAACAGAAAATTTATGTGATGATTGCACACACAAAAATTGGTGATTTCTAATGATACCAGTAGAAAAAAAAGGGATAATATTTGAAAAATTAGTGGATTATTGTAAAGCCGATATTACATTATCCGAATTTACGAGAATATATAAAAATCACTGTAATCTACACCTCAAAAAAGCATTTGAGGATATAGTAAATTATGGAAGGTTTGTTGATTTTAGGACAGTTTTGGATGCTATGTTATTATTCCCAGATCAAAATTTTGATTCATTTCAGGTAGGACAAATAGAATCAAAAAAATGGTTGATCCAGAGTATGAATAAACTTAGATTGAAATACGAACCTGATATTTTGATAGTAGGTGGTTGGCATGGTGTTCTTTATTTGATGTTATCTAATTATGCGTATTTCAAATATACTGCTTTGACAACAGATATTGATCCAGATTGCACATTGATAGCAGAAATGTTTGGTTGTAATGCAGAAACACAGGATATGTTTGAAATTAATTATGACAAGATATCTCAAGATTTTATTATTAATACCAGTTGTGAACATATTTATCTTGAGAAGTGGACAAAACTTATACCGGATGGTAAAATAGTGGCATTACAATCCTCAGATATGGAATGGGATACACATGTAGATAATGTTTATTCGTTAGATGAGCTTATAAATAAAGCAGCATTATCAGAAGTATGGACAACAGGTGTGAAATCACTATCAAAAAATTGGCACAGATGGTTACTGATAGGTAAAAAATGATATGGTTGAATATAGGGCCTCCGAGAACAGGAACAACTTCTCTTTGGACATTTTTGAAAGAATACGAGGAAATTTACACTTGGCCACGGAAGGAGATGTTCAAACTCAAAAATTTTGATGAACCATATGAAATTGATACCCCAGATTTGGATTCATACTTTGACGTGCCAAGAAATTATAAATTCTATCTTGATGGAACACCATTTTTATATATGCGGGAATTTGGATATGTTTTAAAAGAAATAAAAGAATATTTTACTGAAATTTATTTTATATATCTTTTACGGAATAAAGAAGAACACAGGAAATCTCTTATAAATTTTTATCTGAAAAATAAGGAAGGTTATAGTGATATTGATATTAAAAATATTTTGAATAGAACCAAAAAAGATAAATTTCAAGATAACATGAGATATATAAAATCATTTGCGGATAAAGTTTTACAAACAAAAATAAAAAAGGAACCGATATTGGACTTTCTTGGTTTGAAAGACAAAAATATAGAAATTAAAAAGTTGAATACGATATGGTAATAAGACAAAAAGAACTTGATGAATATTTTTATGCAATAAAGTTTTTTTGCAGAAAAGCAATGAATGATTGCAGGAATTCCCAAACAAGATTGAATATGGATTCAATAACATGGAAGGATAATCCTGAATCTTTACTTAATTGTGTCTATAAACAGAAGAAAATTGACCCGTTGTTTTTAGCTTTTGATAATGGAGAAATTATTGGATTAGCTGGTATTGAAAAATATAATGAGGATGTTGCGATAATTTCAAAAAGGTTGTTTGTTCTTAGAGAATATAGGAATAAATTGGTGCATTGGAAAAAAATATTGAAACAACAGATAGAATGGTGCCGTGAACAAGGATTCAAAATTTGTATTACTACACAAAATGAGTATAAGAAGGCAATGCACAGGCATATAAAACAATGGAATAAAGGTTTTGTTATTTTACCGGAGAAATATAATATTTGCGGCAGAAAACAATATATTTGCGGGTTATATCTTGATGAAAAATTCAAGGATAAAACGATTGAAGAATGGATGGAAATAGATGGTTGATGGTATAATATTCTCCACAGATAATAAGATGATTGGGTTCGGACGTAATTATGGGCCTTATATTATTGCAAATGCTTTGAGAAAAATAGGTCTTAAAATTCAGGTGGTTGAATTCTTTGAATATTTGACTAAAAATGATATTCAGAATATCGCTGATAAATTTATTGATGGTAATACACTCTTTGTTGGTTTTTCCTCTACACATTTTTGTTCAATGGACCCATATCTTGATACGTTATTTGGAAAACCATCGAAATATTTTCCAAGATCAGATGATTTTATGAACATTTTCTTTAAAATCCTTGATAAGAAAAATCCGAATTTGAAATATATTTATGGTGGTATAAATACAGAAAATACCAGAAGAGAATATCCAAAAATAGATTATTGGGTTTTAGATGAAGCAGAATATGTTATAAAAAAATTGGTAAATTATCAAATTAAAAGAAATATGAAAATATTTTGTAATGTTATTGATTGTTCTTCAATGTTACCGGTTGATTTTCATAAAGTCCCTATGTGTTGGCAACCCGAAGATAATTTATTTCAAGATGAGCATTTACCGTTAGAGATAGAAAGAGGTTGTCCTTTTCATTGTGCGTTTTGTAAGCATAAACATATACGATATAATCCTAATGTAAAGTCGATTGACACATTGAAGGATGAAGTTACAAGAAATTATGAATTATATGGTATCAAAAACTATATGTTGACAGATTCAACATTTAACTCTACTTTGAAGAAAACAGTAGATGTGTGTAATATGTTTTCTAAATTATCATTCAAAATAAAGTTTGTTACATTTGCAAGATTGAAAGGATTTATTGACAATCCAGAGACAGGTCATATGATGTTAGATGCTGGTGCCGAAGGTTTAGCATTCGGAGTTGAAAGTTTAACACCTAAAACTCTTAAATATATCAAAAAGGGTCCTCATCCTGATATACAACTTGAAACACTGAACAATCTAAGAAAAATCTGGAGTGGAAAAATTCATATATCTGCTTGTTTTATAGCCGGTTTACCGTATGATAATGAGGATGATATTAAAAAATGGTATAAATACTGTAAAGGTGAGAAATCTCCATTTGATGTTGTAACAATTAGACCTTTGTATATTCCTGTTAGAGATTCTATAAAAAGAGAAGCACCATTGACAATGAATCCAGGAAAATGGGGATATACTTTATTGTCTGATGGATATTGGGTATCAGAAACATCTGACATGACATTCAAAAAAGCCGCAAGAGTATGTGAAGAACTAAAATACGACCATATACATATAGGCCATACCTATTATAATCGGTTACGGAATTTGGGTTTCATAGCAGATGAAACGTGGTCAATGGATCATCGAAACTATACAGATGAGATAAAAAAGAGGAAAAGAAATCTCAAAGAAGATTACATAAGGAAACTTTTGACATGAAGATAGAAGATAATACATTTAGGCAGCTTTATATTGATCTTACTCACAGATGTAACATGAATTGTAATATTTGTTATGCTGTTAATCGAAATTTGCCAGATATTACGGTTGAATATATTGATGAAGTATGTAGAAAATTACCGAAAACTGTTATTTTCCGTTTGTTAGGTGGAGAGCCTACTCTCAATGAAGATTTGTTTGAAATTATTGAAACAATTCATAAACACAAACATATGGTAAGTTTGATAACAAATGGTAAAAAGTTAGCTGATTTTAGTTATGCGAAAGAACTCAAGAAAGTTCTTCCTTATGGTATTTCAATATCATTTGATGGCGGCCGGTATCACCCTGAGATTTATGAAAAAATTAATGGTGAAGATTGCCGTTTCAAATTTGATGCATTGAAAAATTTATAT